TAATTGCTGGATTGACCTTTACTGGGACAGATCCAAATGGGCTTAGGCTTTTGACTTACGCTTCAGCAACAACCATGACGTTTCCTGTCACCGCTGCAACAACGGCTGTTTCGGGTGCTGGCACGTTGTCTCAAGCTCCGATCAATGATGACGCTGCCGCCAACGTCCGTGCTTCCTGTTTGTTTAGCGATCCAAACGATAGCAACAAGGAGTATGTGATTATTGCTCTGGATACTGTTGCCAAGAAGATCGACTTGGATGGTTATGCGATTACGGACATTCCGTATCCTTCTGGAGACGCTATTGGTGCTGACACTGACATGATCCAAGTGTTCGACAAGGTAATGATCTTCCGTGAAGGACAACAAGCCTTAGAGTGGTTTCCCAATGGCAGGCCAATTCTTTCAGCAAGTTCAAATGCAACGGCTAGCCCAAATACTGTTGTCACGGTAAACCTAAGAGAACACGGGCTAGTAGTGGGAACCTCGATTACAATTGCGGGTCTTACTACCGGAACGCCTCCCAATGGGACATACACGGTTGCCACGGTAACCGGACAAGACACGTTTACCTTCTTGGCTGCGGACATTTCGACAAGCACGACGTTTGTTGCTACTGTTGCTACGGCTACTGATGGATTTACCTTGTCTCCAGGTGGAGCATATACTCAGCCACAGACATTTAATATCACGGAAAGATACGTAGATGTGGTCGGCGGAATCGTAACTGCAACAGTAACTAGCAATGTTACGGTTAAGGTCGGAGATGTTATTATTGTTCGTCAAGCAACAACTCCCGATTTTGCCGAAATGGTTGGCAAAGAATATCAAGTTATAGAGGCAACAACTACCACAATCAAGTGGTATGCGCCAGTCGGAGATTACAATACAAACACTACGGCTGATACATTTGAGTTCGGTGGCAGATTCAGCGCAGGTGGCGGCTTTATGCACCAGCCGGGCGCACCGTGGGGTATTCACTTCCAGCGTAGGCTGTGGGTTCCGTTTTACTATAATCAGTCTGGGGCTTACAATGTGCCAGTATACACTAGCCGCAAGATTACCGATGAAATATCCGTATCAGATATTCTAGACACTACTACATTTGACCAGATCGAGAACCAATTCCGTGTAAGCGGTGGGACAGCAGACTTTGTTGTTGCAATGCACGGCTTCTATGACGACGGGTTGGTTGTTCTTAACCGGAACAGCCTTCATCTTGTTAAGGGAACGCTGGGAAGCCTTCTGGACGTTACCGTTAAGGAGCTTACATCTGAGATTGGATGCCTAGCCCGCAAGTCTGTTGTCATGCGTGGCAATGCAATGCTCTTTTTGTCCGACGATGGCGTGTATGGAATTGAGTTCCTTAACGATTACAACCTGCGAGGCACTGAAGAGCCGCTTTCCAAGAACATTCAGCCGTATATCGACCGGATCAACGCTGACTATTCTGACAAAGCAGTGGGAATCTTGTTTGAAAACAGGTATTACCTTGCTGTCCCGCTAGATTCCGTTCCGGGTGCGGGTGATTCTTATGGAAACAACGCCATTTTGGTGTATAACTTCCTAAATAAAGGGTGGGAATCACTGGATACCTTTGGTGATTCTAGGTTCTTGATTAAAGACTTCGTGATTGGTAGTGCAAGCGAGAGGAACAACATCTATGCAGTGACATCCAATGGTGGGTTGCACCAAATCGAAGCATCCGAAAGCTCCAATGACACTCTAAACGTGGAAAACTCTGCGGCTATTGTGTCCCCGGCAATCAATGCGTCTCTTACGACTAGGGGATACGACCTTGGGACCATGGAACGCAAGCGGTTTACCGACGCACAGGTAAACATCCAGTCCCTTCCCGGCCAGAACTCGGAATATGACATTGCATTTGCAGCCGAAGACCCTGACGACGCGCAATCCATAGGCACAACTACAACTTTGCTTGGTGGGTTGCTTACCCCTAGCACAGCAACTGAAGCTGAAACAGCAAGCATCCGGTGTAGGTTGGGTGGCATTAGGGGCTTCACAGGAACAATGATCTTGACAAGAACTATCGGATCACCCAAGGTCAACTCAGTAAAGGTAGCTGGTTCAGTCACCAACAGACAAATCATTTCACAAAGATAAAGCATGGGCGCAATTGATACTAATTACACTTTCACGGCTACCGACGTAATCACTAGCACGAAGATGAACAACATCCTCGATCAAAGCACGATTACGGCCACTGCTGTTTTTAACTCGACGCTTTCTATTGCTAGTGGAAAACTTCTTGTCGCTGCTGGCGGTGTTACATCAAACGAGCTTGCAGCAAACGCAGTTACCACAACGGCAATTCTCGATGCCAATGTTACTACTGCAAAGATTCTTGATTCTAATATAACCACTGCAAAGATTGCGGATGATGCCGTAACTAGCGATAAAATTGCTTTGGGGGCAATTATTCCAAATCTTCCTTCAAATTTTCCAATTCAAATTGTTCAAGCTGTCAAAACTGATGTTCAGACAATTGCAGGAACAGTATCAACATTCAATGACATTACTGGGTTAAGCATAACATTAACAAGAGCAGTTCCAAGCGCATCTGGCAAAGTTCGGGTTCAAGCTGTTATTAATACTACAACTGACACTTCTAGTCACGGAGTTGGAATTAGAATCATGCGTGGTGCTACCGTAATTGGAGTTGCAAGCTCTTCCGGCTCAAGAGTGCAAGCAACATCAAACACAGGTTTTGCTGGCAATTATGGCAATGTTCCTGGGGTCATAGACTTTATTGATTCATCGCCCGGAACGGAAGCTACTGTAACATACAAAATTCAAGCTAAAGTTTATTCAACAAGAACTGGGTATATAAATAAAGACTATATCGATGCTGACAGCAGCGACTACACTTTTAGAACAATTAGCACCTTGACTCTTACGGAGCTTACCCCGTGAACCAGCACCTAGCTAAAGCAACGGCAATATATGACAAAGACTTTCACAAACTTTTGTATTGGCACTTATGCTTTGGCGTTGTCGTTTCTGATGCCGATAGTTTCGCTATGTGCTTCTACTCGCAAGAAGAATCCCCAGATCAAGCCTGTGAAATTCACCATTCCAACACACTCTTTGTCACCATGTGCGCTGGTGACATGCGGAAAGCTCTTAGAAAGTTCCGCGATGACTTTGAATACATCGCATTCCGGCGCGAGTTTAAGAATTCTCCTCGGATAAGGTCATACGACATGCAACAATTTTACTCAAAACTCAAATAATACAAGAATATGGGAAGCAAACCTAAAGTTCCGAAACCGAAAGATCCATTGGATATTGCTGGTCAGCAATCAGGCAAATTGCTTGGTTATTATGGGGCTGAAGTTCCTAAGTGGCTACAGTTACAAGAAGAACTTGGACCACAACTCATGGCCCAAATGTTTGGGCAGACCGGACAGTTCCTCGGTGGTGTTGGGGGTCAACCCGGACTAGAGGCGTTACAGCTTTCGACTGGTCAGCGGGCGGGCGAAACTCTGGGTCAGCTTCGCGCTGGAGAAATTGGACAAATGACCGGGCAGACTGGTCTTGCGCGAGGATTGATGGAGGCAATGTCTCCAGAGCAAGCTGCCGTTGTTCAAGGATTTGCGTCTGAAGCAGAACGAGCTAGGGCATCAGCACAAGGCGTAACTCCAGAAGAGCGTCGGGGATACGAGCAACAAGCGCGAGAGACGTTCCAAGCATCTGGACGGCTCGGAGGAAACCTTGGTATCGTCAGCGAAGCAATGGGGCGTGAGGATGTCATGGCTCGTAAACGCGCTGAAGCTGCTCAAGCAGGTGGACGATCATACGATGCGGCACAGCGATTTTATACTGCGCCCGGATTGGCGTTGCTGGGGCAATCACCACTTTCGTATCAAGCTGGTCAACAAACGCTTGGCATGGCACTCACTGGAGGTCCAGCGTCTTCCGGTGAATTCGACTATAACGCCCCACTTGGATTTGCTGGACAACGGGCTTCCGCGATGGATGCTTATAATATGGCCAAGTTCCAAGCGGACCAACAACGCAAAGCGCAAACAATGGGGCTCATCACCAAGGGGATCGGTCTTGCTGCGGCTCCATTCACTGGCGGATTATCACTAGGACTCGGAATGGGAAGCGGTGGGTTTTCGGGGATGATGAGTGGTCTAGGGCAGTCCGTAGGACAAGGTATTATGGGTGGGGGCAGTGGATATTTAGCAGGAATCGGTAATAACAACGCCATGACCGCTGCCCGTAGTTCTGGAGCTTATTAACAAATTAAAATCATGGCACTTACGGGCGGAAATATCGGATTTACTGGGTATCAGCAACCAAATTATGCTGGTGTGGTTGAGGCCGCTGGTTTGCCGATGCAGGCTATTGGACAAGCCGTGGGTCAAGCTGCTGACTACTTCAAGAAGCAAAAAGAAAGTAAGAACATGGCAACGATGGGGATCAAGATCGCGGAAGCGGCAAAGATCATGGACCCGTCTCAAGTATCTTACTATGACAATTTGATTTCCAGCCTCAAGGACGAGAATACTCCTGTTGATGTTCGCGGTCAGCTTGGAGCTAGCATTCAAGACTTGCTCAAGCAAAATACAAATATGCGGGCGGTGGCGGTTCAAGAAGGACAACTTGGAAGGATGCCAAGCTACTTGGGTGGGGGATATGGTGGAGGCCAAGGGGCGAGAGGGACCGCGCAATATTCAGAGCAACCAGTGCCTCTCCCAACAGGCGAATACCCTCCGGCCTCTGTCCCCGGACCTGCTGGCGCGGACCTGATGAACTTGAATAGCCTGATGGAGCGGGCGCAAAAAATTGGTCTTTCCGCAGACAAGGTGAATCCAGTCGTCAGCGGAATCCAGAACGCCATCATCAGTGGCTCCCCAGAAATGGGAGAAACTGTAAAGCGTTACAGCAGCCAGTTGGCAGAGGCAATTGCTGACGCAGAAGAAGGATTTGAACCAGTAAAAGACAAAAGCGGTCAAGCGTTGGTTCAAATTTCTGAAGACGAGGCCGGAAACATTACTAGATACACCAAGACAAAGGGTGGACGTTTGATAGGCGAAGGTGGAGAGGTGCTTGATAGTCAAGGTCGTCCAATCAAGTCGCCCGAATACAATCAGTTTGACCAAGGGGCTATTGATAGGGCTATCTATGGAGGTGGCGTGCTTCCTG